CAATCTCGTTGTACAAGATCGTGATGTCGTAGTTCCCGGTAGCTCCCTGAAACGGAGGCTCGTACTTAACCATTTGGCTCTCTGCGCCAAAAACACCCGTAATGTTTCCAACCCAGGTAACGAGGTAAACGCTTCCATTAACCAGGATGCTCTTCCCAAAGATAGTGGGTGGAGTTCTAACCGATGCGTCTGTGCCAGCAAGGATGTCAATCACGTGGTCGCCCTGTGTGAAGGGAACCTGCGTGAACTGCGTATTGGGGGCAGTTGTGATGGCGCTGTACTCGCGACGGAGCCATCCCCACTTACGCCTAGAGCACATGTCTAGGTACGCTTGATTGATACGGCGATTAAGCTTCGCCTTGCTTTGCGAATAGTCCTCGCGCCTATCTTGGAGGGCCGTTCTGAGTTCCGAGAGGTTCACGAACGACCCTCCAAAGAGTAGGTGGGCGGGGGACTAACTAAGCCTTGCGACGAACGCGAACCAAAACAGTCGCGTCAATGTTTCCGTTAGCGGTGCCATTCTCAGCAACCACAAGAGCAAGGGTGCTTCCCGCTGCAATCACCGGGGTTGTGGCGGTCGCGGAAACCCTAACATTAGCGGTAAGCTGAGCGGCTGGGGTTATTGCCGTATTTGTGTCCATCACCAGAGCATGCGTTGTAGCAGCCCCTGCTGCGTCAAAGCTTGCAAGCCGTATAACCCAGCTATCAACATTATCATCTCCCCCCTGATTATAGCCCCCTTCGCTGATAATGCCGATAGCCTCAATACGAGCATCTGCATCGTCAAACATAGGCAAATAGACGGTCGCACCGCCAGCCCCGGCGGTAAACCGGAAAGCCCCTGAAACGTCTTCCATGATTGAGTAGCCGTAAGGAGTGTACTCCTTTGCTACTCGACCAACGTGTACTGCTACAGCCATTTTCAATTCTCCTAGCTGTGATTGCCGGGGAGCAAAGCCCCCCGGCTCACACGTTAGTTATTACGAGAGCCCGCCGAATGGACGAAGCCAGACATTGATAACGCCAGTTGCGCCAGCGCCAAGGGTCTGCAAGGCAACACCACGAATAAGGCCCGTTGAGGCCGCAGTATTGGCGACAGAAATGTTTCCACCGTTCATACCGGACTGGACCAAATGGTTGTTGGTGGGAGAGATGTCGAGCAAATCTCCTACGGCAATGCCTCCACCGGGAGCAAGCACCCGAACCTGAGCATGACCAGCAACGCGAATAATCATGTCCTCAGTGTCCATGATCGTCTGACCTTGCGGAGCAATAACAGAGCCTGTCACCGAAAGGAAGCCAGAGCCAATGTCAATCGGGTTGTCAGACCAGCCGTTAAGAACGCCTCCACCGGGAGGAGTAACGGCTCCAAAGCCGTCCTGACCCGTATTAGCGGGGGGAGCGCCCTCTAGCTGAACAAAATCAATCTGTACAACGTCGCCGTGAGAGCGAGCAGCGCCAGAGTCGTTGCGAACACCAATATCAAGGTTGAGGGCTGAGCCTCCGTGCAAAAATCCAGACATATTCTCAGCCTCCTAAAATACTGGAGCGCCACCAGCGAAATCTGTGCAGCCTTGTCGGCCTTCGCTGGAGGTGGTCATCATTGCTGTGAAGTACAGGTGCGAGAGAATCACATCACTGTTAGGCGGCGTCAAGAAGGCGGTCTGACGGAAGTCGTCGTCCTTCAAGATAGCAAGCTGCATGCCGATACCGGTAGCCTTTGCTTGCACCAAGGGGTTCTTGCCAGGGACCTCAAAGTATTCCGGCTTCAAGTTGAAGTCGGTAACATTTCGTCGGCCAGTGGTCGTAACGAAATAGGTCTGACCCGTTCCATCCAACTCCTCGTCGGGCACAACCGGGGTGCCGTTAAAGAGCAGGTTCTCAAAGCCCTGGTTCCAGAGAGCAACATCGCGCTCTTCCTGATTCGGGGCAACGAGCCGCTTGAAGAAGCGGTAAATGATTGGGTCGGCAAAAATGATGTCAGGATGTGTGCCGCGCTGGCTACAATCCATGTACACCTCTTCCCAAGTATCCAGTCCGTCAGTGCCAAAGGCGGTCATAAGGCCGTAGCGATTGCGCCAACGCGCATAAGTGGCCTTATTGATTCCACCAACAATAGCGGTCTGAGCCGCCTCTGCCGCGAACTCAAAGAAGCCGGTCTGAAGACCGTTAAGCTCTAGGGGTCGGGCTGCGTTGTTCTGATACATCTGACGGCTAAGCTCGTTAACCAAGCTAATCTTTGCGATTGCCTGCTTGGCCTTAAGCAAGTTGACGATCTGATACTTGCCACGATTCTGTGCAAGCTCAGTGTTGTCAATCACCATCGACGCGCGGTTCTTATACCACTCAGGGAAGCGAGCCTTGTCGGGACCGTCTTCGGGGGTAGTCGAGAAGGTCGCGTAGGTGCCAATGGCTCCCACATTTTGCGATTCATTCAGGACTACGGGAACACGGCACTCGGTGCCGCCTTCGTAAGCGACTGCACCTTGACGGTACATGTGCCACAGGAGAGGGTTCGCCTGCACGATTTCCATCGCGACTGTCGAACGTTCAACTGCGGCAGTTGTTGAATAGACCCTATCAAAAGGGATCGTAGCTGTGACTGCGGGCACGGCTTTCTCCTAGTTAGAAACCATCTGGTTGAAGCCCAACCTCTTTCAGGGCACGTGTCGCGGCATCGAGCATAGACTCTTTTCGCCTTGATTTAACCGAGCCCTGTCTAGCAGAGACAGGAGCAGCCTGACGGCGTTGTTTTTCTTTAGAACGTTTGTTTTTAGTTGCCACATTCGATTGAGCCATTTGAGCAGCAATACGAATAGCAGCGCCTGGATTGGTTGCTGCGAGAGCGCCAAGGTCCGCATTGGTATCCAAGATACTCCCCACCTGACCAGCAATGGCCTCGTGGTTTATTCCTGGGTTTTCAGCAGCATATTGTTGATAGGCCGAAACGACCCTCTGCTGATTAGCGAGCGGCTGCACTTGGTCAACAACGGAATTGATTCCAGACTTCTTAATTGCTTCGCCAACAGCTTGCTGGACGTAGTAATCAATAACCTCTTCGGGCTTAGCGCCCTTAGACATGTCTGGAACATCTCTAACTTCCTCGACCGGCGCGTTCTCCTGGGGTGCTCCCTGACCTCGACCGTTCACTAAGACAGCGTTAGCCGCCTCAATAGAATCCATGTATTTCTGCTCCAAGTCGGATGCTCGTTGCATCCTCTTTGTAAAAGCAGCCTGCATGTTCTTATAAACGGGCTTTAGGTCGTCAGAAAGCTCCTCTGGATTACCGTTCCAAAAAGCGTCTCCATTGTCTTCCGAGCTTGCTTCTTGCTCGTGTCCTGCGTAACCATCTTCTTCGACACCATTGTTCTCAAAACCGATCTCATCGGAGTTATCCTCTGTGTCGAGGGTCTCCTCAAAGTTGTCGGAAACAACATTTGTCATCTGTACCTCCTGCGTAGAAACCGCGTAAAACTAATTCAGAAGCAATCTGCAACCCCTGTCAAGGCCCAACTTAAAAATGACTGACTCTAAGATAGAAATTGACCACGAATCAGTAGAGCTATGGCTCCAAAAGATTGACTCTTCAGAGCAAGTCTTGGAAGAGAACCATCTCCCGTATTGGAGAGCGGTACAGCAGGACTACTCAGCAATCCCGCCACAAAGCGGGGGCCTTGATTTCTACGGAGACAGCGAGGGAGACGTTAAGTTCAACTTCCTCCTATCTAACGCAAACACAATTCTTCCAGGGGTTATTTCAGCCAACCCATACATCTATGTGAAGCCGAGAAGGCCGGGAGATAAAGATTCCGCAAGGATTGCCCAGGGAGCCCTGAACTACATCTGGAATGAGATAGGTGCGAACCAGACAACTAGAAAGATTGTCTTAGACGCCCTCTTGTTCGGACTTGGATTCGGGAAGGTTGGCTACGACCCGAGCGATGCGTTCTTCCCCCAAGAGGATTACGACACCGGGCCAGAGCAGGAGATGCCGGGTGAGGGCAAAGACCCCATAAGCAGTGCTCAGCAACGAAGGCTTAGAGACTTCCTTGGGAACGAGCAGCTTTCCTTTGACGAGGGGCCAAACGACAATCCAATGCTTACGCGAGTAGCTCCGTGGAACCTGATTGTTCCCCCCGGATATACAGACCTAAACCAATGCCCTTGGGTTGCCGAAAGACTTGTTGTCCGACTAGACGACCTTCGCGCAGACGACCGCTTCGATGTGCCAGAAGACATAAAGCCTGACTCTTGGCTGTCAGATGCTGTCCCAGAATCGCTTGGCTCAACAGAAGACAACATCACCGGAGAGCCCGAGATTGCTCCTGACTATGTAGTTATCTACGAGCTTAGGTATTGGGCTAACTCAGAGAATGGGATGCGGCGACGGATAATGTGGCTCACCAAGAACCCAGGATCTGGCGACTCTATGGATTCCGTCCTTCGCCACATTGATGATCCGATAGAGATGAAAGGCTACCCATACGAGGCGCTCAAGTTCATCGATGTCCCCGACTCCTTCTACAGCACACATGTATCAGACCTGTCCTCGATTCAGGGAATATCCAACAGGCTAAACGACGAGTGGGCTTACGTTCTTAGGCACCACCGGCTCTCCTCTCGACGCAAGTTTGTCGCCATGCCTGGGGTTCTTGAGGGCGGGCAGCTAACAGCACTCCTTGAGTCTGAAGAAGACATGGAGGTTGCCGAGATTCCCGCTGGTGTAGCAAGAATCCAAGACGCTCTTATGATTCTTCCCGAAGCACCGCCTCCCTCAACGACATCTATGGTTATAAGCGGTCTCCAAAAGATGATGTACGAAATCAGCGGGGTCGATTCGTTCCAGCGAGGAGGGGCAAGCCGAAAGGGAACCACTGCTACAGAAGTAGCTATCGCCTCTGCCGCAACTCAGGGTCGAGTCGGGGTACGCCTTGAGGCAACCGAGAGGTTTATCTCACACATATCCAGAAAGATTCTCTCCATCATTCGCCAATACTGGGACGAAACGAGATACCTGAGAATCAACGGCTCAGATGGAGAGGATGAGTTCATCGCGTTCACTTCGTCAGACATTCAGGGGTACTACGACGTGAACGTGCAGGCTGGCTCAACCCTTCCGGTTAATCCAGCGGAGGAACAGCAGGCATTCCTTGGTCTACTGCAAACCATGCAGCAGGTTATGGGAACCATGATGCCTTTGGTTCAGGGAGGAATCCTACCCCCCGACTCCATTCAAAACTTCATGGACCAAGCCTTTAGCGTGTGGCGTCAAGATAGACAGGCTCTTGTTGGGCCGCTGTCTCAACTACAGGGGGCTGCAATGGGAGGCGCTGGTCTACAAGCAC